TAGTTTAATACACAGTAATCCATTGCTACAGTAATACTAAGGTCTACAACTGAATCTACTGACCAGTCAAATTGACCAAAGTCACCGTTAGTTAAGAATGCTCCTTTGATTACCCATTCTCCTACGATATCACCTACAGGTCCTAAAATATTAAGAGTAAGGTCTTTTTTATAGAAGTCTGAATAGCCTGCACGTCCTGTTACTGATTCGTATGATAGACGAGCCCATTCCATTACTGCCTGTGCTCCTGATGGAGTGATTGGATCATATAATGTCATGGCCATATCCTGCCATTCTCTCTTTCCACGAATCTTTCTGTAAGAGTTAATATGATCGAGTTTTACTACTGTATCTGTGAATGTTGGAGCTTTTACGTTCTTTACAAGGAAAGAAGGAATGCCATCCATGTACATAACAAATCTGTTTTGTACTTTAGGCTCGAATGCTCTAAACATTACTTCATTTGGATCTAATACTGCCATTTTATTGCTTTATTATAAATATCAATTGTTCAAATTATGCTCCGAAAGTTGCTCCTGTTGGTTCAACAACGAAGTCTAGAATAATAAATTCTGCAGTTTTGGCTGGCTGAATAAAGATTTGTCCAACTAATTGGTTTCTATCTACTACGTCAGCAGTATTATTTGAGTCATCCATTACTACTCTATAAGCATAAAGACCTTGTCTTTGTACTACTGAATCTAAGAATGGATTAACAGCTGCTAAGAATTTGTTTCTTGTTGTGATTGTATTCTGCTCGAATACTAAATTTTGAGCCTGATCACCAATAAATTTCTTAAGATCAATTAGTAATCTTCTAACGTTTACTCTATCTAAAGCAGAAGCTTTAGTTTGTAAAGTTTTCTGACCAAATACTGCAATACCTGTTCCAGGGAAAGTAGCGATTGGGTTAACTTTACCGTCATATAGAGAATCTCTATCATTACGAGTAAGTTTTCTTTCTGCCTGGATAACTCCAGGAATACCCCCTCTTACAAGTCCTGCTGGAGCAAACCAAGGAGCTGATGCTCCGTCAGTGAAGGCATATACTCCAGGAATAAATACTGAAGCTGGTACCCAAACATTTTTGCCGTTTCCTGATGCAGTCTGTAACCATGGCCAGTAAGCTGCTGCATAAGAACTATTTAATAGATCTGCTTTTCCAGTTACCTGTGATACTGCAGCACCATATGAGTATAGATCGATTACTGCAATACAATCTCCTCTAGTTTCTGCTAGTGAGATGATGTTATCGATAGGAGTTGAGTGTCCAGTTAAATCGTATGCTAAACCTGGTGCAGAGATGATATTAAACAAGTACTCATCTGTGTTTCCTAAAATTGCGATAGCATCAGCATAATCTGCTGGAGCGATACCCTGTGTATTAGCACCTGAGATATTATGAAAGAGGGCTGCATTAGAAGCTACAGTTCCCTGTGCTCCATCAAATGATCCAATTTGTGCTACTGGTAAGGCATCTGCTAAGGTAGTATCTCTAATTACTCCATCGTTACCGATATAATTAAGAGTTTGTCTAGATACAGAAGCAATTCTGATATATTTTGATTTGTTTACATGCTCTCCAGAAGCTCCTACATATACTACTCCGTCTGAATCAGTTAATTTTGAAATTGTCTGATTACCGATTTTTTTCTCAATATAGTTATCAGCGTTAGGATCAAGAGATAGGTTAGAGAATGTCTCTAGTACAATTTTACTCTTAGCGTTATCATCTCCTCTTCGGACAGATAATGTAAATGTTCCTTTTGCTGAATTAACGTTAGAGATCTCGTATCTTAGGTTATCTGCAGAACCAGCTGCAAGTGAACCGTCAGAGTTAACTGTTCCGTTATTATTATAGATTGCACCTTTTCCTAATGTTTCGATTGAGAAAGGGGCTGATCCTGAAGATGCTGCGATTGCAGTTCCTGTTGCTGGAGTGTATGTACCAGATACTACTCTTGTTACTAAACAAGAATTACCTCCTTGTTGGAAATAGGACTTAACTGCCAATGAAGTTAAGAACTCTTGTGAGTCTGTACCAAGATCGAAAGTAACACCAAAGATTCTAGAGAATTCATTATATGAGGTTACTACTGTAGGTACTTCAACAGGTCCTTTTACTGTTGGTCCAATGATTGCGGCTCCTGCTTCCACCGGGGCTGGGGTGATAAATGAAATATCGTTTTCCCTTTGGAATACACCTGGTGAGACTATTGTTTCTG